AGGCGAGGGTGGCGGTGGGAGAACAAGCGAGGATGTTGTTAATCGAGATGCGCTTGGTCGTACCGGATGCTGCCATCGACGTATCAGAAACGTCGACAATCGGCATCATGTCGTTTGCGGGATCGGCCGTAGTAAGGGCCGTAAGGGCTGTAATCTTTGAGTCTGCCATGGGTCAGTTTGATTGAATTTGAAGTTTTCCGTCGTCCTCCCGAAAGAGAAAACCAGCGTCCTCTCTCAGTAAGGAATCAAAGGTGCCGAACGTGATTACGATTTTTCCGATGCCGTCCTCCTGCAGGATGAAGAACTCGTCCTCCTGGAGAAGGTCACGGCGCAGCACAGGCAGGTCAGTGCCACCGGCTTGACCGGGAAGCAGCCTGTTGAGTGCTATGCCGAGTGAAATCATTAGGCGCGAGCGTTAAACGCCAACACAGAGCCGCTGGAGATCTGGAAGCCGGTGATGTTGCCAACCATCGGGGTTCCAGCGGGAATCGTCTTGGAGGTCCACGTTCCGGCAATGCGGTGTCCGGTGATCGACGTGAACACCGTCGGCTCAATCGGGATCAAGCCAGACCAAGCGCCGGTCTGCGCTGCGGTAGTGGTGAACAGCTCGAAGCCTTCGCGGCCCATGCTGTACTCGGTTGAAATGTCTGCTTGAACGGCCATTTTGTTTGATCGGTAGAGGGGGCCCCGGCCGTATTACCGAGGCCCCCGGGTTGTGTGTTATCCTTTGCGAACTTTCGGTGCCAGGGCTCCCTGTATCCACAGGATGAGCTTGCCTCCTTCGGGAACGGTCGCGGTGTTGAAGCCGTCGCGTTGGAGCGTCGCGTCGACTTCGGGACCAGAAACAAGCTTGGTTTTGCCGTTCTTGTCCACCGAGATGGTAGTTGCGATTCTCATGGGTCAGCCGATTAGGCGGTGATGAGAAGCTCGCCCTGGGTAGCGTCACCCACGCCGGCGCCAAACATGATGTCGTAGGAGGCGAAATGCGAGCGGCTGGAGCGGCTGTACCACACCGACAGCAAGCAGGAAAGGCCGTTGGCCGTAGTCACCGTGCGCTGCTCGAGGAACTCGCCAGCGATCATGCCAACCGGGAGGCCGGCGGCGATGGCGATGGCATCCGGGCCGCAAACAAAGCCGGCCAAGTTGGCGATGCCACCGGTCCAACGGTTGTTTTCGGCGATGAGGTCGAATCCGAACCGGCCGTTGGCCAGAGCGGCAAGGCGTCCGTCGGGGAACGTGTTGGAAGCCGAGGAGAACATCAGCCGGGCAATGTGGCTACCGTCCAGCACGAGGTTCTTGCTGCGGTAGTTCTTGGCCAAGGCCAAGATCGCAGGCAAGTCCGAGGTGTCGAAGTTGGCAGCGGTGCCGATGGTGGTCGGGCTGTCGTAGTTGGCCGAAACCATCAGGCCGGTCACGACATCCGAAATGCCGTAGGCAAACAGGTCTGCAGACCCTTGGGCAAGGTCAGCGAGCTGGAAGCCCTGATTCAACTCAGCGTTCTGGATGCTGAAGATCTTGGAGATCTGGTTCACCGTCACGTTGGTGGCGACCAGAGTGCTGTCGTCGTTGGTCTCGAAGTTGGTCGCATTGGTCTGCGCAGCAGATCCAGTGGTGTAACGCTTCACGCGAACCGTGGCGCGGGGGCGCAGGTTGTCCAGGCCGACGTTGCGGGTGAAACCGTCCAACAGCGCCAAACGGGTGGCGGCGATGGTGATGATGGCGTCGGCCAGATAATCCACCACCAAGGTGCTGGTGAAGGTGTTGGTGTTCTGGGGAGCGTGGATCTGGTTCTGGCGAATCAACTCGCTGTGGTTCTCGATCAGGAACTTGCGGCGATCAGAACCAGCCTTGAAACCCTTATGCTTCTCAAGCAACGGGTTGCCGAGGTTCTCGATGCGCGGAGTGATCGGCTCGGGAGCCGGGGCGGCGGTGGGGGCCTTGGCGCTGATAGCAGCGGCGACAGCTTTGGCGACGATGGCCTCAATGTCGATGGCGGTCGGGGCGGCAGGAGCCGGCGCAGCGGGAGCGGCCGGCACCACGGGATCGGGGGTATTGTTGTCCATGTTGTGTGGTGTTTGTGATGTCGGCGCGGTGTTCGCGCCATCGGCGACAGCGGAAATGCTGCCGGTCGAAAGTTTGGGGAGAGACGCACGGAACCAAGCACGGGCGGCGTTGGCTTCCATAGCTGGCTTCTCCTCGGAAAGTTTGTCGGCTAGGCCGAAGGTGATGGCCTCGGAAGACGTGAACCAAGTCTCGGCCTTCATTGCGGCGCGGATTGCCGATGCAGTTTTGCCGGTTTTCTTTTCGTAGACGCCGGACAAGATCGCGGCGTGCTGGTCGAGAGCATCGGCCATCTTTCGCATGTCGTCGGACGTGCCAGCGGCAAGGCCGGACGGGTCGTGAATCATCATCAGGGCCGCGTCCGCGATTTCTACAGTGTCGCCAGCCTGGGCGATGATCGAAGCAATGGATGCAGCCACACCGACCACGCGGGTGGTCACGGGCGCCTGCCGGCCTCGCAGCATGTTGTAGATGGCCAGACCGTCCCAGACGTTGCCGCCGGGGCTGTTGATCTCGACATTCAGCGGGCCCGGTCCGACGGCCTGCAATGTTTCGGCAAACGACTTGGCCGTGATGCCGGAATTAGAAAACCAGTCCTCGCCAATCTGGTCGAAGATTTGGATGGTCGCAGCCTCGTTGGCAGCGGCTCGCGGGCTGTATGACAGCCAGTTGTTGACCTTGGTCATTTCGTTTTTCCTTTACGTTTGGCCGATGCGGTTGGGGTCACCGCAGGCGTGGGGGGAATCACTTCCTCAGGATCCTCAATTTCGAGTTCCTCGATTTCAGCTTGCTCCGGTGCAATTGGGAGCTTTTGCGCTCTGCTGATCTCGGAAACGTCAATGTCGTACTTCTCAGCCAACTCGTGGATGAACTTGGCCTGTTGGGCTTTAGCCTCTAGGGCTGAACGCCAGTCGATGCCCCGGGCCCCATAGATCTCGTCGTATGTCGTGACGCCGGCTTCGAGTTCCGCAAGTTGGGCGGCAGAGTTGCGGCCCACATCGACGTTGGGGGCCCGGGGCGCCTGGATGGCCACCTCGTACCAGTCGTCTGGAGAATCACGCAGACTGGGCTCGGTGCGGATGGCGTGTTCCATCACATACTCCCAGATGCGGCGGGCGGCCGAGGCCATGACCATGTGGCGAGAGCGGAACCACACGGCAGACATGTCCAAGGCGCCGCGGTAGACGGTGCCCTGCATGGACTCCGGGAATACCAGGACGTAAGGGATGCCGACTCCGGCACACACCTTTTCGGTCAGTTGGCGCCAGTAGTCGCGCATGTTGACTGAAGGGCGGTCGGAAACGAACTGCTCAAACTCGTCCCCGGTCTTCATTACTTTGACCGAAGCCCCAAACACTGTCTCGTAATAGCTCTGGGCAGTGCCCTGAGTGGCGCCTAGACCAGAGCGTAGGCTGCTGGCTTGGACCTCCCCGGAGCTGGTCTTGATAACCTGGGCAACGCTGGAAGCCAGCTTGCACGATTCCATCTCCAGCTTTTGGAGGTCGTCCAGGTCGTGCAGGTCATTGATGACGCACGCGACAAAAGGCAGTCCGCGGAGTTGGTTTGCCCGTTGGGGCTCGTAGATGTGAACAATGGAATCCGCGGCAATGGGGCGGATGTCGGTCAGCTCGCCTTGCTTGCGCTCTTGGCCGACGTAGAACGTCAGGGCCCGGCCGGTTTTCGTGTCAAACCGCACACCGTCGAAAATGTCGGGGGTGTTCTCTTGGCCGGTAGGCGTGGACACCTGCTGCGGCTCAATCAATTGGAGCCTTGGCCGGCCGGAGTCGCCGCGGGTCAGCAACAAAAAGCTCTCACCGTCGTAGAACCATCCACGGGCAGCTAATCCCATGAGGGTGCCGAAAGATTGTCGGGATCCAATGTCAGGGTATCGGCTCCAAGTGTCCCACCATTTTTTAGCACGCAGATTCCATTCTGGATCAGAGGAAGCCGGCTGCACCGAGAAGTTGCTGCCGACCGTGTAAGACTCGAACAGGTCACCAAGGCGGTTCATCACCGCGTTGTTCTGCTCAAAATATCGGCTTTTTCTGACAATAGCCTGCCGGGTCCATGAAGACACGTCGAAGCGAACCGATGTGTAGGACGTGTCTAGGTAGGAACGGCGAAGACTGTTCCCTGCCCCCTCGTATTTATCAACAGGGGTCGACCGGAACCGAGACAAGATGGAATCAAAGAGTCCCATTACGTCATCTGGTTCCCGATGTAGGGCTCTCGGCGCAATTGCGAGAAGTCTCCGTTGTAACTGGTCACCGCAACAAGCACCACGCCCATCATCTTGTCGAAAATCTGGGCATCTGTCGGGCTTGCAATGCCGGAAGTGTTCAACAGTTCGACGGCGAAATCGTAGTCCGAGATCAGCAATTCCCACATTTCCACCATCTCAGACGGTGTGGGAGCGCCCTTTCCGGGCTCGGCAAACTCAACGGAAACGTCAGAGGATGAGGTCGACCGGACAACTTGACCGGATTCAATGGTGGTAGCCGCGGCAATTACCTTAGCCGTCAAAGCAGCCAAGAGCGTTGTACCGCCTAGGGTACTGTAAACACTCCGCAAATAGGCTCGCTTGATTGCGACCGTGAAAGTAATCACTCCGCATTGAGATTCCCATAGTGCTGAATGATGTCAATAGGGTCGCAAAACTACTCTGCCGCCGTTGAAACAAGGTCATTCCAGAGCATAACCATGGCAAGTTGCATGATTTCGCAGTCGTGCAAGTGATCCGGCCATTTCTGGTTGCGCTTCACCCAGACGTGTTTGATCCGGCCGGCACGATTTGCCTGTGGGCGAAGGACGTGTGAATCCAAGTGGCGCCAGTAGAGATCCGGATCAGCCACGTAAGCACCTTCGGCCTGGACGTTGGGCGGTTGCTGGTGAACGCCCCATTCCCGATCGATGTCTCCCTTTCTTAGCCTAGAAAGCATATCGCGCAGGTGCTCGGTGTCGAACACTAGGAGGGGTTGCACCACGTCGGTACGCATCGAGGAGGATGTCGACAGGCCGAACGGATGGACGGCGCCGGAGGCTGTCGTGAACCGGGCCCCGGTCTCCCGTCCTTTAAGCGGCATCCATCCGATCAAGGCAGGCTTTCGGAGTCCGCCTTCGGGCGGGAAACGTAGGCCGCACGGGTAGCTGACAGAGTTGGATGTGATCGAGGAATAACTACCGCATGCATCGTACACTGTCTGAGTGTTGAATCCAGAATCAATGCCGACATCCATATCATGGACCTCCAGAGCCACCTGCACCCGGCGCAAGGCGGCAAAGTCATCGGCATGTCCGGCAGCCACCAACGTGCTGTTGCCATCCTTCCATTCCCGGCAGACCCACCACAGAAACGGTGCCACGGCCTGGACATCGGCGGTCAGATAGCGACGGCCTCCGGTGATAGATACGGCGGCCGATGCCTCGGGGCGCTCCTGTTGCACGTCTTGCTGCTCCCAAGGCTCAGCCAAGTTGCCGTTGATAAAGCCCTGAAGGCCGGCCATCGAGGATTTGGCTTCAAGGAAGGCCACGGCGAGGTGTCCCCAGGTGCACTTGCGATCCGGGCTGTAGAGGCTGCTTAGGTGGTAGGACCGCACGCCGGGCATGGCGTTGGGATTTTCTGGGCGCCATTGGCCATGACGGAGTGCGGCCACCTTGTGGGCGTCGGTAATCTTACCGAGGCAGAGCTGGCAGACGTAGTGGGCCGAGGCCCGGACTTTGGCGAGGTCGTGCTTTCCGCCATCGGTTTTGGCGTCGTCCCATGTCACTTGGCGCCATTCCAGTTTGATCAACTCCCGGCAGTGTGGGCAGGGCAGGTAGTAGCGGCGCTGGTCGCCACGAAGGAACCGTTGCCAGATTCGGCCTTCGACCACGGTGGGCGTCGAGGTCATGAATGCCTTGGAACTGCTGAAGCTCTTGAGGCGCTGCTCGGCTAGGTCGAGGGCGTCGGCTTCTTTGCTGGTAGCCTCGGCGAACTTGTCTACCTCGTCGGCGATCAACACCCGTACCGGGCGGCTGGCTAGGTTGGCCGGGCTGTTGGATCCGACAAACGTCAGTGTCGACCGTGTAAAGTTCTGCTCCAGGTTGGTGATCTTGTCGGCCTCGGCGGGAAAGCATTCCAACATAGTCGGGCTGTCTTCAAGCATTGGAAGCCAGCGGGATTTGCTGAACGACCGGGCAAGATTCTCGGAAGGCATCAGCCAAAGGGCTGGGCTTGGCTCGTTGGCGATCAGCCAGGCTAGGCCGGCCATGAGGGTGGTGGTTTTAGATGTCTGAGATCCCCAGCACAGTGTCACCTCGGATACGCTAGGGTTCTTCCAGTCCTCCATGGGCTCCCGGGTGTATGGTCTGACCGACGTGGAAAACGGCCCCGGGTGCTCGGTCTGCCGTTGTGTAAGCCGGAGGTTGGCCTCGGACCATTCGACCACGGTCTGCTGCGGGGTCGGTTTGTAGAGGTTGCGGCGATAATCGAGCAGGTTGCGCTGGAGGTCGGTCAGGTTTTCCATGGGTCGGTATTGTGTAACGTCTTGAGGCAGACCTCTTGCACCCACCTGGTCAACTCGCGCTCTGCGTGCTCCGGGTCATGTGGTGCGATACGGCCAGAGAGCTGTTTAGGCATGGCCTTGATCAGCGAGGCCACGGCGCCGTCATGTTCCTGCATCACCTTCCGCACCCAGTCTCCGGAAACGAGGCGCCGTTCTTTCTCGGCCTGGGCGATCACCTCGTCCCGGGCGGCTGTGAGGTTCTTTGCCGCGGCAGCATGGATTGAGACAAGGCGTGCGGTGTCGGCTCGGCCTTCTTTCAGGGCCACGACAACCAGCTTGTAGGCTTCGAGCTCTATTTGCCGCTGTCGCTCGTAGGCGCCTTTTGGGGAATCGCAGGAGGCTGTTGCTGTGTTGATATGGTTTGAAGCCTCGGCCGGCCTGTAGGGGCCTTCTTGTTCGATTGTGGTGGCTTCTGATATTAGTGGTGTTTCTATCTGTTGAGTCGTCGACTTGGCCCGAATGTTTTTCTTGCGCCAGGCATCGGCAGCCTCGGGACTATGCATCGGCATCCCCTTCGCAGCCAGTTGTGTGACGTAGCCATGCGAAACACCGGCGTGCTTGGCGTATTCTCGTTGGGTCATGGCTCCAAAGCCTTTTGGATGTCAGGAGGCAGCATCGAGTCGGGCACTGTGCCGGCGTACTGCAGAGCCCGGAAAACACCGTCGCGCCTGCTGTCTTGTGGGTTGGGCACGCAATAGCCGGCCAAGTGCTCGGGCGGAGTTCCGCGTTTCATTAAACGGATAAACCACGCCACGTTTGTCAGACCGTATTGATTTACAAGAAACTGGATGTGATTGTTTTGCATAGATATTGTGTTTTGTGCTTGATCACACAGATTGATAGGGGTCTCGCGTTCACC